GATATGCAGCAACGGATGCTGTTGTAGTCTGAGATACTGCTGAACTTTGCAGAGGATTAAATTCTCTTAATATTTGAACGGGCGTTACAGCCATGGCATTGAATTGCACAACTGCGCTGGTGCTTGTACTAGCTGCTGTTGTAGATGCAGTCTGTTCGTTATCCATGCTTGTAGATTGAATATTGCGTTGCTGAATGGCCTGAGTCACTACGCTGACAGAACCCTGAGTGGGTCCTAAAGTTACAGAGGCATCTGATCTAGCAGCAGTCAAGTTATTTTCCGTGTGTGTTTCTGTTTGAATTTGTTGATTCTGACTTCTTGTAACCGCATCAAGAGCTAGACTTTCTGCTTGACGCATGCTAGCTGTTGCAATAGAAGCAGCATTTTGAATTGCACCTTGACTGGCCTGATTGGCCGTGGCCGCTTCTCGCTGCTGGTTGTTTCTTATGAGGCTAAGTGCTGCATTGGTTGAGTCCTGTGAGTCTAAACGAAGACCCGGTCTTGACGCTCCCGAAGTTGGGCTCATGGCATCACCAACCAAAGCAGTTGATGTTGCAGCAGTAGAGGTTTTGGTGTTAGTAACTGGCAAAGTACTGTTAGGAGTTTCTGTGGTCACAGTGACCGTTGGATTGGTTGTCGTGGCATCTATTATGGTTGTAGTGACAGTGCTTGTAGGCGTTGTACTTATGCTGGCTACTGTTATCGCCAGCTGCGCATCCTGTAGAGCTTTTTGTTCGGCTGCCAATCTTTTGATTTCTGCATTAAAGTTGCTGCAATTAGGACTATACAATGGTTGGCTGAAACATGGGTCAGGTGTCCAAATAGGTCTAGTCCAACCAACCCAACCAAAATGATTCCAAACATCACTAGTCCACCACTGTATTGAACCCATGTCTAGACTGTTGATGTTTTCAGTGAACAAGTGTCTATTACTATAACTACCACCCGAATTGTTACCAGCAACATACCATTGATTTTGAAACAAGGTGGTATTGTTTTTATCGCTAATTCTAAAGTTAATATTGCCACCACCATTAGATCGCCAATCGGTACACCAGAACATGAATGTATTATAACAGGCTCCATAGTTCCACCAATTGAAGCCATAATCATAGCCATGGAGGATAACACCTCCACCTATGTGAGGCAGAGACTGTGCTATATTATAACTATAATAAAACGCAGGACTTTTAGATCCTTGTAGTATGTTTTGAAATCCCGGGCAGCTAGGATTGAATGCTGGATTGAGTATACAAGGGTCAACACTATAGTTTAATCTCATATAAGCATCTTTTATCTGAGGACCATAGCAGTCTGGATTGCAGCCCCAAAATCCAGCATCCATACCTGTTATACTTAGTTTAGCTGAACCCAGTAAATTTATACCTCTAGGACTAGAGAAAGTATATGTTTCAGCTAATTGTTGCCATGTTGGATTATACGCTGGATTACCATCATTTATATTTTTTAACCCTAATTGGTAAGTAGCTGTATAATCCACAGTATTATCAGACTTATATGCAGTAAATGTTGCATGTAGAGTATCTTGAGGACCATTCAGATCACTACAGTCGTTGCCAGCTTCAACTAAATTTTTTACACCGCCTATTTGATTAGCACACTGAAATCTATACTTGAACCCATACATGATGCTAGTAGCAAATACAGCACTTGTATTTTGATAACCAAAGTTTATAGCATTTAAGTTTATATTTTGCTCTGTAGTACTAGATGTATAACTAAAAATATAACCATCTGGTGTATAAGAACCAGTCATCCCTGAAGTAGTCCAACCAGTTCCTGATGTCATTGTAGGATTTTGTATAAGATTCCCGGTTGTGCTATCAATACTATAGCCACTTGGTGTATTAGGTGAAGTCTGAGCATATACTGCACCTACTAGCAGGACCAAGGCCAAGAGTATGGCTATGCCAAAACCCTTGGTCCAACGATACTCATAATGCTTATGGTTAAAGTCGTCCATTATCTAAAAGCGCTGGCTGAATATTTTACTGGATCCATCTTGGGAACTTCACTTTCGGTTTTATAATCGTATTTGGGAATCTTATGTGGATTGGCTGCCCAAAGTTCGCGAGCACGTTCGCCAATTTGACCTTCATAGGGGCAAGGTGTACCAGCTGCCATCATGGCTTCAAACACTCTGCGATCCTGGCACATGGTGGCAACAGCAGCAACCTTCATGCCCATGTCATATAGGGTTTTGCTCAACTTTAACCGTTCGCAGTTTAAATCACGACCAGTACCACCCAAGGCCATGCCAAACATTTGTGTTTGTATGGCACCAGATTGACCTGTAGTACACAGATCCTGGCCGCCACCGCTCATCATGGCTGGCGCTATGGCCGTAGGTGGAGGCTGAATGACTCTTTGAGTAATTGTAGTTTCATTGATATTTCTATTGGTCATGTCACCGGTCTGAATGTTCTGATTAACAGCGGTGCTGGAGTTGATGTTGGTATTTTGATTGTTGGATGCTGATATAGATGTTGAATTGTTGATGTTGCGATTGGTCATGTCACCGGTCTGAATGTTGTTATTTGTATTGGTTGTATTTGCAGTTGTCTGATTGATGTTACGGTTGGTCATGTCCCCGGTCTGAATGTTGTTATTTGTATTGACAGCCGTACTATTGCTTTGGTTTACATTGTTGTTATTGTAGTTCATGGTACCAGTATTGATGTTCTCATTTTTATTCAGACTAGTACTGGTATTGATGTTGTTGTTAGTACTGGTGCTGGTACTGGTATTGATGTTGCGGTTGGTCATGTCACCAGTCTGAATGTTGTTGTTGGTGTTTACACTGGTGCTGGTGTTGACGTTATTGTTGTTGTAGGTAACCGAACCACTCATGATGTTGCGATTGGTATTGTCGCTTGTACTGGTATTTTGATTGATGTTGGTTATGCTGCCACTTTGAATGTTTTGGTTAACATTGGTGTTGGTATTGTTGCTGGTACTTGTGCTGGCATTGACATTGTTGTTGTTAAATGTCTGAGTACCGGAATTTATGTTGTTGTTGGTATATGTAACCGAACCACTCATGTTGTTGTTATTGTTGTTGGTTACTGTACCGCTCTGAACATTGTTGTTGGTGTTGACATTGGTACTAGTGCTGGTACTAGTATTCACATTGTTATTGTTGTTGGTGCTGGTACTGTTCACCGTTGAGAGATTGGTGTTGGTACTAGTGCTGGTACTGACATTGTTGGTAGTAACCGAGCTGGTGCTGTTGCTTGTGGAATTAGTATCAACCAGACTTTTGGAATCGTAGGTTCCTTGGTTGATGAGTGTGGTGTTGTTGGTAGTTGTGCCGTTGGTTGTACTTGTGGTACTAGAATTGGTCGTTTGCGCGTTGGCACCCAAGGTTGTGAACATAACAAGACATGCGCAGATTGCAGCGATAACTGCACGCATTCTGTTTTCCTTTTTGATGGTGATTTTCAGGGCCCATAACCATAAATACTCTTAGATTAGATGAAAAATAAGCTATTGACAAATCCACCATGGTTATTTATAATGTAGGGATTCAGGAGAACCCTTTATGCGATTTTACACAAGCGTCGTCCAGTACGGCAACCGGTTGTTGGTTCGTGGCGTAAACAAAGGACGAAGCGTTCAAGAACGGCTAGAATTCAAGCCCACTCTCTGGTTACCCAGCAAGAACAAACAAAGCAAACATCGAAGTCTCATGGGAGTACCCCTAGAGAGCATACGATTCGACAGCATCAACGAAGCCAAAGACTACATGAAACGCTATGGCGATGTGGATAATTTTGCCATCTATGGCAATACCAACTTTGCCTATCAGTACATCACCGAACTGTTTCCTGGTGAAATTGACTTTGATATTCGAGAAATTCGCACCCTGAGCCTGGACATCGAGACTACGGCTGAGTATGGTTTTCCAGATGTTCGCAACCCCGCAGAAAGCATTCTGTTGATTACGGTGCAGGACTATGCCACCAAGCAGATTGTGACCTTTGGCTCCAGACATGCCGAACCCATTAAAAGCAATCATAGCTACATCCTTTGCAAGGATGAATATGATCTCCTGAAACGATTCTTAGACTATTGGTCTGCCAACTATCCGCACATCATTACAGGCTGGAACATTGAGTTCTTTGACATGCCCTACTTGTTGAATCGCATCAAGCGAGTGTTGGGTGAAGATGCAGCCAAGCAGTTGAGCCCCTGGGGCATAGCCAATGAGCGTGAAGTAGAAAAGTATGGCAAGAGTCAGCTAGCCGTAGACATCCTGGGCATTACAGCTCTGGACTACATAGACCTCTATAGAAAATTTACTTATACTGCACAGGAAAGCTATAAACTAGACTACATTGCCAAGGTAGAGTTAGGCAAAGAAAAACTAAGCTATGATGAATACGACAGCTTCCGAGACTTTTATAAAAATGACTGGCAGAAATTCGTAGAGTACAACGTGGTAGATACCGAGCTTGTAGATCAGCTCGAAGAAAAAATGAAGCTCATTGAGCTCATCCTAACCATGGCCTATGATGCCAAGTGTAACTTTACCGACATTTTCAGTGCAGTTCGAACCTGGGATTGCATTTTATACAATCATCTCTGGAACAAGAACATCATTGTACATCAGCGTGACACCAGCAAACGTGCTCGCCAGATCATTGGAGCCTATGTCAAGGAACCACGTCCTGGCAAGTATGATTGGGTGGTGAGTTTTGATGCCACCAGTCTGTATCCCAGCATCATCATGCAGTACAATCTAAGTCCCGAAACCATGGTGCCAGGCTTCTTGCAGACCACCATAGAAGAACTACTGGATCAGAAGCACAATCTGCATAGCCTAAAAGAAGATGGATTGTGTTTAACGGCCAATGGTTATAACTTTAAAACTGATACTCAGGGCGTGTTTCCAGAGATAGTTCAAAAGTTGTTCGATGATCGACAGAAATACAAGAAGCAGATGATTGAAGCTCAAAAGCAGTATGAGCTGACCAAGCAGCCGTTCCATCAGAATCAGATTGCCAAATTTAATAACTTTCAGATGGCTCGAAAGATTCAGCTCAATAGTTTGTTTGGTGCCTGGGGCAATGAGTTCTTCAGATACTATGACGATCGCATCGCCGAAGGCATCACACTGACCGGACAATACATCATTCAGACTGTTGGCCTGGAGTTGAATCGTTGGCTGAACCAGATCTGTGGTACCACCAATGTAGATTATAGTTTTTATTCGGACACTGATTCATGCTATGTTACTCTGGATCCTTTGGTGCAAAAATTCTATAAGGATCTACCCAAGGACAAGATTGTCGAAATACTAGACAAGATTTGTGCGGAAAAGATTGAATCTGTACTAAACAAGGCCTGCGACAAGCTAGCCGACTATACCAATGCCTTTGACAAGAAGATAAAGTTTAAGCGTGAAGCCATTGCTGATAGAGGCATTTGGGTTGCCAAGAAAAGGTATGCCTTAAATGTTTATAATAACGAAGGTGTTAGCTATGCTGAGCCTAAACTTAAAGTCATGGGCCTGGAGATTGTTCGTTCAAGCACTCCTGAATATGCTCGTAAGGCTCTTAAGAAAGCAGTTGGTCTTGCGCTTACAAAGAATGAAGCAACGCTTCAGAAATTTATTCAGGAAACCGAAAGCGAATACCGACAGCTCAGACCCGAAGCCATAGCCTTTCCGCGTGGTGTGAATGGATTAACTGAATATGGTGATGCAGCCAAGATCTATCGCAAGGGAACGCCCATGCATGTTCGTGCCAGTCTGTTGTACAATCATCAGCTCAAGGTTCGAAGTCTGGAAAAGAAATATGAACGCATTCGCGAAGGTGACAAGATCAAGTTCATCTATCTAAAAGTTCCCAATAACATTGGTGAAAATTGCATTGCCTTCATAGGCAGCATACCCGCAGAGTTCGATCTGCAGAAGTTCATTGATTATGATACCATGTTCCAGAAGTCCTTTCTGGAACCATTAAATACTATTCTAGAAGGCATGGGTTGGTCAGCCAAACCACAGGCCACTCTAGAGAGTCTTTTTGCCTAATGGTCATCGATTTTCATACATCAACATACTACAATACTAAAAATACAGGAGATATACATGTCACTCATAGATAGACTCAAAAAGAATTCAACCATCAAAGACACCGAAATACTTAACCGAAGCAAGTTCTTCAATGCCAAGGACATGATTCAGACTTCGGTTCCCATGATCAACGTTGCTCTGAGCGGCAGACTAGACGGCGGCCTTACACCAGGGCTCACTGTATTTGCCGGTCCTAGCAAACACTTTAAGACAGCCTTTGCGCTCTTGTTGGCCAAGAGCTACATGGAGAAGTACAATGACGCCGTTGTTTTATTTTACGATAGCGAGTTTGGTAGTCCTCAATCTTATTTTGACAGCTTTGGTATTGATACCGGCCGAGTCGTCCATACTCCGATTACGGATATTGAACAGCTCAAACACGATAGCATGGCGCAGCTTAATAGCATTGAACGTGGTGATCATATCATTATTATTGTTGACTCAGTTGGCAACCTAGCCAGCAAGAAAGAAGTCGAAGATGCACTCGAAGGCAAAAGCGTAGCCGACATGAGTCGAGCCAAGCAGCTCAAGAGTTTGTTCCGCATGGTAACGCCGCATCTGACCATCAAAGACATTCCCATGATTGTGGTCAATCATACCTATAAAGAAATGGGACTGTTTCCCAAGGATGTCGTAAGTGGTGGTACTGGTGTTTACTATAGCGCCGACAACATCTACATCATCGGTCGCCAGCAAGAAAAAGAAGGTCAGGAGCTCATTGGATATAACTTCATCATCAATGTGGAAAAGAGTCGTCATGTTCGTGAAAAGAGCAAGATTCCCATTGAGGTAAGCTTCGAAGGTGGCATCAGTCAATGGTCCGGTCTCTTGGACATTGCCATGGAAGGTGGTTTTGTGGTCAAACCCAGCAATGGCTGGTATGCACACAAGGGCTCAGAAACCAAGTATCGACAAAAAGATACCTATAGCAAGGACTTTTGGATGCCCATCATAACCAACAAAGAGTTCAGAGATTACATCAAGGATCAATATCAGGTCAGCAATACCAGTTTGGTGCAGACCGATCTCAGCACACAAGAATTAGATGAGGAGTTTGAAAATGCTGGTCAAGTATAGTCCCTGGAGACATGGTGAAGAAGTTTGGGGAGTAAAAATCGAAGAGGGGCAATTCAATGAAACTGTAATCAGCATCAACAGCATTGATCTTTCCGATGAAAGCAACGACGTTGCCATAGATTTTAATTTCTTAAGTACTACACCGGGCACAGATCCCGAGCGCAACGACAAAGATGCTTTTGATGGCATCTTGGCACCCATCATCGAAGATATCATTCACAAAGCCGTACAACACTATCAAGAGCATGAAGCTAGAAACACTGATACTCAGTAGTTTGATTCACAACGTCGATTATGCCCGCAGCATTTTGCCGTTTGTTCGTTCCGAATATTTCAATGACGAAGCCGAACGACATGTGTTCAACATAATCGACGAATTCTACAAGACCTACAACAAGGCTCCCAACATCGATGTACTGACCATTGAACTTCAGAACGATCGAAGTCTCAAGGAGAATGAATACAAGACACGAGCAGAAATTGTCATCAATCTCGAACCCAGCACAGCTGAAATGGACTGGCTCATGGCCGAGACCGAAAAGTTCTGCAAGGATCGAGCCGTGTACAATGCCATACTAAAGAGCATCGGCATCATTGATGGCAAGGATCGTGAACACAATCAGGATGCCATACCCAGCCTATTGCAAGAAGCTCTAAGCGTTGGATTCGACAATCGTGTAGGGCATGACTATCTGGAAGATGCAGCCATTCGCTATGACTTCTATCACAAGGTAGAAAATCGCATTCCATTTGATTTGGATCTGTTCAATAAAATTACCAATGGTGGCATGCCCAACAAGACTCTCAATGTAGCCTTGGCAGGGACGGGTGTTGGTAAAAGTTTGTTCATGTGTCACGTCGCAGCCAGCACCCTTACACAGGGCAAGAATGTCCTGTACATTACCATGGAGATGGCCGAAGAGCGCATCGCAGAACGCATTGATGCCAATTTGATGAATATCACCATGGACCAGCTCAAGGATCTGCCCAGGCCCATCTTTGACAATCGTGTTGCCAAGATCACAGAAAAGACACAGGGCCGACTCATCATCAAAGAGTATCCAACTGCAGGTGCACATACCGGTCACTTCAAGAGTCTGCTCAAAGAACTACAGCTCAAGCGCAACTTTAGACCTGACTTAATTGTCATAGACTACCTAAATATCTGTGCGAGCTCGAGGTTCAAGGCCGGAGCCAACATCAACAGTTATACCCTGATCAAGAGCATTGCCGAAGAGCTGCGTGGCATGGCCGTAGAACACGACGTACCCATACTAAGCGCTACTCAGACAACACGCAGTGGCTATGGCAATACCGAAGTTGAACTCACAGACACCAGCGAGAGTTTTGGTCTGCCAGCCACAGTAGACTTCATGTTTGCCCTGATCAGCACCGAAGATCTCGAAGCCCTGAACCAGATATTGGTCAAGCAGTTGAAAAATAGATACAATGATCCCACCATCAACAAGAAGTTTGTTGTTGGCATAGACCGAGCCAAGATGCGACTCTATGATCTAGAAAACAATGCCCAGCAAAGCATTAGCAATTCAGGCATAAAACTAGACCCCGAGCAAATTGACAGCCTAACCATGAAGAAAACGTTTAATAAGCTTCGTGACTTCAGTTCCATAAAAATCTAGGAGTAATCATGTTATTCGATCCCAAGACACGTCAGGCTCAGGTAGATCAGGCCCTAAGCGAAGCCAAAAAAGTTTTGGCTGAATACGAACATCATGATGCCAACGTTCGCCCCCAGGTGAATCTCATTCAAGAATACGGCCAAGAACCCGAAAAGTTTACGGACTAATGAAGGTTTATGTTAGGAATGCACGTGATCGAAAGTTCACGTCCATTCTAAAACTTGCCTGCGATACCTATGCCCGGCGTTTGTTCAAACGCCAGATGTTGCCCAATCTGGTTTTTCATATTCACATACATGAAAAGTTGGGCTACAATGGTCTGTGTGGATCGCTTGATCTCTACAAACCTCGTGAATTTGAAATAGACCTGGCCAGACAACGCAACAAGCTCAACATCATGGCCACTCTAGCTCATGAAATGGTGCATGCCAAGCAGTTTGCCTATGGTGAAATGCGAGACAGATACATCAAACGTCGCATGGTCACTCTCTGGAAAGGCGAGGATTACAGTCATCTCAAATACTGGGACCAGCCCTGGGAAATCGAAGCCTATGGCCTAGAACCCGGGCTCCTGGCTCATTTTTTAAACCAGCATAAACTTTATGCCTACTTCAAGACTCCAGCCTGGCTCTGGAGCGAGGATCACCAATGAACTGGATGGACCTAGTACAAATCGTTCTGCTGTTGCTTGCCTGTGTAGCCTGTTACTTCAAAGGGTTGGGGCAGGGCGTACAAGATGCCCTGGATTTCTGCGTAAGGGAAAAACTGGTGGATGAGCACTTGCTGCATACAAAGATGAAACGGATCGCAGAAGATGATGAGTAATCATGTAAGTCATTGAAGGACAAGCACAAAATACTGCTTGACAAAAACGTCAAAATCTGCCATAATAGCATCATTGCATGAGGAAATTATGGCATATCAAATTGGATCTCAGGTAGAAATTCAGACTCAGCGCCCTAGCATTGTCCTGGGTCGAGATTTTGATCGGCACACCTATAGGGGTGTTGTCGTACAAACGCCACACTGGCTTGACAAAAACTATGTAAGCGTCAATACTGGTAATCCAGAACATCCAGTCAGCCACATTCACCAAAGCGTTATTGTTGGCTTCGTTCAGCCCGAAGTCGATGTAGGCATTCGAGTATTTCGAGTGACCAGCAAGAGCAAGGGCAAGAGCTATGAAGTAACTGTGCATGCTGGTCGAGTCAGCTGCGATTGTGTGGGCTTTCAGTTTCATCGTTATTGTCGGCATTCAACTGCTGTGAAAGCAAAACTAGGAATTTGACATGCAAATTATATTCAAAAAGGGAAGTTATATCACCCATGCAGTAGGTGGTGGCGGTGGTGGCAGTCTTCCCAAGCAAGAAGAATTGGTTTTAACTTTGGACCAGTGCAAGTGGCAAAAGAATCTGAATCAGTTAATTTGTCAGCATGACGGTGCATTCCCCCGAGAAGTTCGAGTCACCAATACAAAAACCAATGATTACAGAACCTATGTCCATTTGACCGAAAACGATCCTCGTCAGGACCAGGATGGTTGGGACGGTGAACAGATGGTCTACAAGACTCATACCAAAACTAACAACGCAGAATATCTGGTACTATATCATGGAAGCTAAAATGAATTTTAATCGTTTTGATTTTGAACAGCAATTACTAGAATGCTGGAATGTTACCAAAGACATCAAGACTGTATTCGAAGGCGTTTGCGATTCTAGTCCTGCACTGACTGAGGATCAAATTGCCAATGCTTTGCTTGGACTTGAAACTCTGTATGAATTAAAATTTAATAAGTTGTGGTCGATGTTTGAAAATGGTGTGCGTGACAAGAAAATCATCTAGGAGTATATCATGGGTTTGGACATGTATTTGAAGGGCAAAGTATACCTGGACTACAACGGTCCAGAGCGTAAAGATATTGCCAAGATGCTGGACATCGATGACTACGAAGTCCAAGGTGTAACCGTAGAATTAGGATACTGGCGCAAAGCCAACCACATCCACAAGTGGTTCGTTGACAATGTTCAGAATGGTGTGGATGACTGTGGTGATTATTATGCTACTAAAAAGGATCTAGAAAGCTTGCTGCTTGTCTGTGAACAGGTGCTTGAAGATAGATCCAAAGCAGCATCATTATTGCCGACTCAACAAGGATTCTTTTTTGGCGGTCAAGAATATGATGACTGGTATTATGATGATGTTCAATCAACTGTCGACATAGTTAAGAAGGCATTAGAATTTTATGACGAAAAAACCGTTGACCTTTATTATCATGCGAGCTGGTAATGGCACATATCATACGTGACGGCGAAATCGTTCCCATAGCCATACCTTTGGGCAAACGTGTAAAAATTGGTTCGGCCTATGAGCCTCCTCTGGAGAACTACGTAGCCAACGATCAACTCTGGATTCAGGATGTCTTTACTTTCAACACCATTCCCTGGTATGCCATCAAGAACCGGTTCGAAAAGTATCTGGTGGGATTTGCAATCTGGGGTACCTTGGTCTATGCTCTGGCCATGATAGGTCGTTACTTTCTGGGAGCGCCAGCATGACTGACAAGCATCGAGCCCTGGATCAGTGTAATGCCATACTAAAGGCGTCATTGGGCACCCAACAAGTAGATACCTGGTGGACCATACCCAATAGAGCCTTTGAAATGCGAGCTCCGAGCGTTGTCTGGGACAGCCAAGACTGGCAACGAGTACATAAATATCTGCTCGGACAGCTCAATGCAGATTATTCTTAGTTATCAATGACTTAGCCAAAGCCCCTATGCTTGACTCGGGTATTCAAAGGTGCTATAATAGTGGTATGTTGTGAGATGTACCGTTTATGAAAGAAGTGCTTGACCCGTCAGGCGAAATTTGCTAGTATTATGTTACCAATTTGAGAAGGATCTTAATTATGACACATGAAAAATTTCTTGTAGCTGGTGTAGCCCGTAACAACAAAGGTCAGTTGCGAGCTCGTTATTCAACCCTCACTGTGGCCGAGACCATTGCTCGTCAGGAACGAGCCGGACAGACCGACATCCTGTATGTTGATCTACCCGAGCCCATGAGTCGCGAAGATATTCCTGCGTACCTGTTGACCTTGGAAGCATTTACCAGTGTGCCTGATTTCAAGGCTTGCCTAGAAGATGCTAATACCAATCATGTACTCAAAAGCAAGGCTCCACGAGCCAAGACTGTCTGGACTACACCAGCTCCCAAGACCGCCAAGGTCAAGACTCCGAAGCCTGTAAAGGCTCCGAAGGTTCGGCTTCCCAAGCCTGACGCCGAAGACGATCTCATGATCGAAGAACTCAAGGCCCTGGTTGCGGCCTGATAAATAAAAGGCCAACGTCGGGAGACAGTAGGCCGTTTCGTCGGGAGACGGACGACCGGGGGAATAGCGGAGACCCGAAGACTACGCTTATTCTTAAACGACAGAAAAATTGCGCCCCTTAAGCCAACACAAAGGACATCATGGCACGAATTACCAGTCAAAAAGCAGCACTACAGATCGGAAATCAGTTCGATATGGTTCTCATTGCAGCTGCCCGCGCTCGTGAACTTCGTCGTGGCAAGAAAAGCACCCTCGTAACCGACGACAAGGCATCGGTGCTGGCCCTAAGAGAGATCGAAGAAGGCCTCGTAGGCCGAGAATATCTAAGAAAGCTGAGACCATGGGATCGCTCACAAAAATCACGCAACACCAAGGCCTAGACATTACGGGCTATAATAGCGGGTCCTTTGGGCCTGCTATTCTACTGCTTCACGATTGGTGGGGTTGCACGCCCAGCGTCCGCAATCTTGCGGATCGTTTGGCCAATCACGAACATCAGGTCGTGGCCCTGGATTACTGGCAAGGGTTGCAACCTGCAAACATCAAAGAAGCCGAACAGAAACTATTTTCCGTGAGTCTAGAAGACCTTACATCGGTTATTTTACCGGATGTCATAACCAGAACTGGTGTTAGCCATCTGGTTGGCATGGGTTTCGGTGGAACGCTGGCATTGATGGTTCAGGAAAACATGCCTGGCATCAAGAGTGTGACCTGTTGCTATGGACTGCCACCAGCGGGGCGAGTCAAGAGTGTGCGTGCGCCGCTCATGGTGGTCAGAGCCACTAGAAACCGTTGGGACGATCCGGCCCATATTCAGGCTTACCTGGATCTGGCTCCACGAGCTCAGGTCATGAATCATGACTGTGACGCAGAATTTTTGAATGAAACTGCTGCTAGTTTTGAATTTCAAAGATTGCGAGTCACAGCCGAAACCATAAGTTCATGGGTCAAGTCCAATAATTAATCGGTATTGACTCTGCCTACGGAGTCATATAGCATCGTAGGCTGGTTTACGCAGCACCATAAGCTGCGGTATTTCATGGAGTTATTATGATTAAAAACGTTGTATTGAAAGCACTCAAGAGCGGTCGTCAATTTACTGCAGGTCAACTCAAGGGGTTGACTCGCAGCACCGAAGCAACCATTCGTGCTCGCATTCATGACCTGCGCAGCGAAGGTTATGCCATCTACAACAACACCACCAAGAATGGCAAGACTGCCTATCGTCTAGGTACGCCTAGCCGTGCCATGGTGGCTGCTGCTTTCCGTGAATCAGGTTCACGAGTTTTTGGTTAAGACTTCGAGCGTCTAACCAACCCGCTTCGGCGGGTTTTTTCTTGTTTGTTTTCTAGCCATAAATATTCCCAAAAGGGAACCACATGGCACAAGAAGGTTTTATCTACGAACGCAAGGCCTATGAGGCTCTAGCAGCCTATGACATAAGCACTGGCGGCGTCGCAGGTGCTTCGCATGATAGGCCCGATCTTACCCTTAAAAATGCCGCAGGAAAATCAACAGGCTGTGAACTCAAGAATCAACCCACAGCAGCAGGCAGCCTGGTCATGAAATACTATGATGGTAGCTGGAGCTTTGGTGATTTTAGTGGTGATCCCGAAAAGGCTTTCATGTACGGCCTAGCCACCAAGGCCAAGCTCCTGACCGAAATGAACAAGTCAGGCAATGCAGGTCGTAACTGGCGTGGCAAAGTTCCGGCTCTGCAGAACGATGCCCGAGGCAAAAAGATACTGGCTCCGGGCTTTACCGACAAAAAGAAAGCCTACGAATACGATCTCAAGCAGTTCGGTGGACCCAACGAAGTACATTTAGAAGTTGGTGGCAAAGCCGTAAGCGATTACTATAATTCCAAGAAGACCTACTACATCAATGTTGGTAGTCATGGATTTTATTTGCTGAACAACAGCGACCCTCTGGGGCTCAATGCCAAGCTCAGAGCAGCCAAGCTAGAAGCCATACCACAGTTCAATACATCGGCCAAGTGTAAGATCAGAGTTCGTTGTCAGTACAAGGGCGGAGGCGACTATCAGTTTGTCATGACCCTGCAGTTCTATGGTGTCCAGGCATCACCGTACAACATAGCACCCCTGAGACCGGGCAGCAATTCCGATGTTGACACTGCCCGGCTCAAAAAAGATCCCATTCTCTTGGCCTTTAGGTAATAGGACAAACATGCGCAGTCTCATAGGTTATATTTCCGAAGCGGCCAACATGGCCGAGACCAACAAAGTTCTCAAGCACATAGACCATGCCGAAGATTTTCTCAGATTTGGTGACGAAGGTTTCAACCACGTACATCGCAGTCTTAGCCTATTGCATGGGGCTATGCGCGGTCAAAGGAACGAAGCCAGCTACGGACTCACAACGAAGTACGACGGAAGTCCTAGTGTTACTTTTGGCTATCACCCTGATACCCATCGTTTCTTTGTTAGTACTAAGTCACTGTTCAACAAAGATGCCAAGGTAAACTATACAGATGCCGACATAGAGCGTAACCATGGTCATGCTCCGGGTCTGGTCAAGAAGCTTAAAACTGCTCTACAACATCTGCCCAAGATAGCGCCCCATCATAAGATCATGCAGGGCGACATGATGTATTCGCATACCAAGGCCGACAATGACATAGCCAGTGATCGCAGCCATCATCACTTCAAACCCAACACCATAAACTATAGTGTGGACAGACATTCTGCCGAAGGTCGAAAGGTTGACAAGGCCAAGGTAGGCGTTGCTCTGCATACGGCCTATACAGGCAGCATATCAGATCCCAAGGTAGAATACAATACCGATACCGGCGACATTGACCACCACCCAGATGTGCATGTCATAGATCATAGACTAGAACTTGCCAAGGTGCATTATCCGCCCGATGCTCAGAAAAAGGTTCGTGAACATCTGCAGGCTGCAGCCAAACTGCACCAGGACCATGATTTTAGTCATTTAGACAGTGCCGATGCCGGTCACCTCAGTACCTATACCAACAAGATGTCCGATCAGGGACATCGCATGAGCTATGAGGGTCTTAGAAATCATGTGGAAGGTAAGCTACAGCAGAAGGTAGACAGCCTAAAGAGTGCCAAGGGTGTAGAAGGAGCTCGTGCCAAGATGGCTCAAAGTCTGGCTCATCTGGAATCACACAAGGACAACTGGCAACGATACTTTGACATGCATCATCATTTACAACAGGCCAAGCATGCCATCATGGGCCCACTGAATGCTGCGGACTATGACTTTAAACACACCATAGACGGCAAGCCCACCAATCCCGAAGGACATGTCCTGGTCATCAACAATACGCCGCTCAAACTGGTCGACAGACAGGAATTCGCCCGCAAGAATCGTGAGCGTATACGTGAAGACTATGAAAATCCCAACAGATTTGATTGGGGCACTGCGACCGGAACCAACTACATGGTTCGCATGACACCCGGTCAGAATGTCGATCCACGCAGTGATTATTTTAAGAATCCACGACAACGTAGTACATTAAAGTCCATAAAATCCTTATGATACTTCATGCCGACAGCATCATTGTAGGCACGGTGTCTAAACCTGTCGATGACCAAAATGATAAAAAGTGACATAGAACAAAAGGCCAAGCTCATAGCTCTGGCTCGAGCTCTGGGGCAGGAACCCGATGCCCAACTGGTGGCTGAGGTCGAAGGCTATGCAGCATTCCAGGCTGAAATCAAGGAAAATGCTCGCCTGAGTATCATGCAGGATTTACAGCAAGCCATTGCCGCCACCAAACAACAATTAGTGGAAACTCTAGTGCAAGAACTGCCTGCAGAATTTCCACAGCCACCCAGTCTTGAAGAACTAGAATATTTTCTATCTGAATCAACAGCGGAGGACGAACATGACCTGGATACGGCGACGCCCCAAGAAATATCCGAACCCACCTCCCCCACCGCCCAACCCGTTGCCGAACAAAGCCTTACCGATCTCGTAGCCCAGAGTATAACACAAAGCGTCAAGAAAGATAGTTTCCAGCAACCTGATCCGCAGACCGTTCCTGCAGACCTAGTATCCATTACTCGCAAGTTAAAATATCTGGAACAATGGCTAGGCAAGATTAGCCTGGCAGGGCCAGGCGGCGGTGCAGGCAGTGCTCAAACACTAGATAGAGCAACTAAACTTATAACTAACTCATATTATGAAATAACTACTAAAGATTATTACATAGGTGTTAATTATAACAACCCTGTAACCATTGTATTACCAACAGTTGTTAACAATGGCACTGAATACATTATTAAAGATGAGTCAGGAAATGCCAAACACAATCCCATTACAGTTATTGGTACTGTTGATAATGACATAGGCGGTTTTATACTAAGAATAAGTAACGGTGCTGTACAGTTACTTTACAGAAACGGTTGGAGAATTGTATGACATATTTGTTTAATGAGCCTGTTATAAATCTAGATGCTTTTGGTAGAGCTAGAGTATCAGAACCCTTTACACTTGGCGACTATAAACATCTTTATGGTCTAGATCCCAATTTTATTGACAACATAGAAAATGGAGGTAACGTAACCTTTATAGCTCATGCAGCAGCTGCTAGATTAACCACAAATAACCATGCCAATGCTAGAGTAGTTCATCAGACTAAATTTTATCATCATTACATGCCTGGTAAGTCGCAGATAGTACTAAGCAGTTTTAATTTTCATGAAGCCACTGCCAATGTGACCAAACGTACTGGGTACTATGACGATGAAAATGGTGTATTTCTTGAACAGACTGGCGATGGAAATTTATATTTTGTACTTAGAAGTTTTGTAGGTGGTTCAGTATCGGAACGCAGAGTGGTTCAGTCTGATTGGAACGAAGATCATTGTGATGGTAATGGATTTAGTAAATTCAATCTAGACATAACAAAAACACAACTAACAAATTTCGATTTTCAATGGTTAGGTGTAGGCAGTGTTAGATGTGGTTTTGTGCATGAAAATGAATTTGTTTATGCTCATACTTTTCATAATAGTAATGTTCTAGCCAATGTATATATGAGCACTCCCAATCTGCCAGTTAGATGTGAAATAAAAAATACAGGCACTACTGGTGGTGCTTTCATGGATCAGATTTGTTCGACTGTAATGTCCGAAGGAGGTTATGTAGAGGCCGGTCAAGACTGGGCAGTACATACAGCCAATCTCATAGCATTAACAGCAAATGCTACCAAACCGCTTATGGCTATACGCCTAAAAAATACTTTTAGAACCTATAAGAATCGCATGATTGCTCGCATGGGTGCTATCAATGTTTTTAGTGATGGCCAAAATATAACCTGGTATCTAGTTAAGTTGCCTTCAGTGGCCAATCTAACAGCCAATGCTCAGGCCTGGACTGCTGTAAACACTAATTCAGGCATAGAATACAACATAGATCTCACTGCATTTACTGATGGTGAAGAAATAGATGGAGGCTTCGTAGCGGCCGCTACGCAAGGTAGTCAAAAGACCGGGGGAGCACCAGCAGCTAACCAACCCTCATCAGCTAAGAAAAACTATATTGTACAGAATTTTGATAGTTCAAACTCCGAAGTATTTTGTATAGTTGTTAAGAACTTGACAAGCAGTTCGACCAATGTTGGAGCTGCTATTCAATGGCGTGAAATTTATTAGATATAAATAATCGGTTATATTGAAATGGACCACCATGGAATTTAAGACTTTCATTACCGAAGGCAAGCGCGACACCGTAGTGTTCAGTCATGGTCGCATGAATCCCGTAACCGTAGGCCATCAGAAAATGGTCGAAGCCGGTCAGAAGCTAGCCCAAAGGCTCAATGCTGACTATGAACTCAGCATCACTCATAGTCACGATCCCAAGAAAAATCCCCTGAGTGTTGATCAAAAGCTCAAGCATGTCAAACGAGCCTTTCCCAAGGTCAAAGTAACAGCTACCAGCAAAGAAACCCCTAGCTTCTTGCATCAGGCCAAGCGTCTGCATCAGCAAGGCTATCAGCATCTGGTCATGGTGGCTGGTTCGGATCGGGTACAGGAATATCACGACACTCTGCACAAGTACAATGGACATCCAGACTTTTATAATTTCAAAAGCATCCGTGTGCCCAATGCCAAGGAAATGCACAAGCTGGCTGGAGTAAGTCTAGAGAGAGATCCTGACAGCGAAGGTGCCGAAGGCATGAGTGCCAGCAAGATGCGAGCTCATGCTGCCAACAATGACTATGCAGAATTCCGCAAAGGCGTACCTGCGCATTTCAGCGATGCTCAGGCTCGTGAGCTGTACAACGATGTGCGTCAAGGCCAAGTCCGAAAAGAAAGTCGTGATCTCCGTCAGATCTATGTCAACGGAGAAATATATAATCTAGGCGACCGAGTCAATTGCGGTAAGCAGCTTGCAGAGATAGTATACAGGGGTTCGACCTATGTAACTTTGCAGCTAGAAGACCACACCACGGAGAAATATTGGATAGCCGATCTCGAAGAACGATCGGGACAATACTATACCAAAACCGGAAGGTTAAAGCAAAACCCAACAAATCCTAGTGGGCTGTCTAAGAAATATTCGGGCGAACTATCTCATGCTACGCAGTTAGCTCGTCGCCAACATTTCAAGAAACATGGTGCCAAGGCCAGCTCTGATGCCAGCGCCTATGTACCTGCGCCTGGCGACACTGAAGCCACCACTAAACTCAGCAAATACACCAAACGCTATCACGAACGATATCGTGTTCGTGAACAACATCTGCCCTGGATACTCATGTCAGCCGAACAGCGCATGATCATCAAGGAATCCGAACAGCAATTAAGTTTCAATGGCTATACAACGGTCAACCTAGATCTTTGTCCAGGTGCAGTGATCACCCTCAAACAGGTCATAGACAATCCTGCTCTGAATCCCGAATTTGTCATCAAAGCCATACAGGCTACGGATGCCATGCTGGGTGTAGAACGCGAAGCCATGAATCAGGGTTTTGCCACCACAGAACTCATACATGATTTTACCATGTACATGGGCATAGCTCATGATACCCTGCACTTGTTGGGTTTGACCGATGCCGACTTTGCCACCAAATACGGCAAGAATTGGTTTGAAACGCACATGCGTAAAATGTCAGAGCTGGGCATGCACAACGATGGCATCATGATGCAGCAATATGGAACGCATCTGCCCGTAGAGCAAGGAGAGGTTGAAGAAAGCATGAAACCCATAAAAAGCACTCACGCCGTGCAGAGCATTCTTTTGCACCGAACCGATGGCAAAACTATCAAACGCCATAACTTAGTCAAGAAACTAGACTTCAAAGACGATACGGAAAACAGCAAAATGGATACAGAAATCAAAGAAGCTGCTGATGCCGCTCTTAGCAAAAAAGCATCTGAGAGTGGTGTTAGCCTGGGTACCTTGCGTCAGGTCTACAAGCGTGGCGTAGCGGCCTGGCGCACTGGCCACAGACCCGGAACTACTCCGCAGCAATGGGGCATGGCCAGAGTCAACAGCTACATCACCAAAGGCAAAACCTATCACACTGCAGACAAAGACCTGCGTGAAGCCGAAGAAGCCCAGAATTTGCCTGACAATCAAAACATTAAAAAAATGGGTCCCTACAAGCACATGGGCGATCCACAGCGCGATGAACGCGATATTAATTTTAACGATGGCAAAGACGTTTTTCATGGCATAGACAAAGCCGTGACCGACGAAGTTGGTTTCGATGGCAAGCCCGTAGGATTTGTTAGCTTCAAGAGTTTCATGCACGAGCCTGAAAACATCAAAACAACTGCTCAACACGATGCTGCACGAGCCAGCATTCATGCAGCTCAGGTTACTGATTTCGCCCAGCACGGTCCAGCCTATAGAGCCCAAGTCAAAGCACGTAAAATGGAGTAGTAATGGAAGAATTAATTCAAGCATTAAGACAAACGTTGGCCAATACCTTTGGCATGTATTTCCAGGCTCATAGCGGTCACTGGAATGTCGAAGGACCGGACTTTGCTGAGTATCATGATTTCTTGGGCGAGCTCTATGAAGAGTTGCACGGAGCCGTAGATCCCATAGCCGAGTACATCAGAATACTAGATGCCTATGCTCCAGGCGACATCAGCGAAATGATGATGTCCACCAGCATTAGTGCCATGGGCGTTAAAAGCAACCCCAGGGACATTGTTAGCAGCCTAGTGGACAGCAACAACATCTGTCTTTTGACTCTCATGACAGCCTTTAAAGCCAGTGAAGCTGCTGGAGAAGTTGGTTTGTCAGACTTTTTAACACAACGCATCAATGCACACCAGAAACATGCCTGGCAGATGCGTAGCATGCTAAAATGAAAAGCTTCGTAGAAATCATTTGGGAATCAAAATCCCAAGATGACGTTATTTCGGACACCGATCTCGAACAAATGGCCGAGGCTTTAACCTGGGACGACATTGCGGATCTTTACGATGCCGATGAACTCATCGAAGTCGACGAAGCCGAAGAAGACATCAATGAAGCTCTAAGTGCTCAGGCTCGTCTGCGTAAGCGCATGACCTTTGCCAGACACAAGGCCAAGCGGGTGCAATTGCGTGGCATCAAGCTTCGCAGAGCCAGTGACTTTGCCACTCTCAAGAAACGTGCCACCAATGCTGCACGCAGATCCATAACCAAAAGATTGCTCAGAGGTCGTGACAAAGCGTCTCTGAGTCCAGCGGAAAAAGATAGAATAGAGCAACAAGTACGTCGCATGAAGAACATACAGAACATTCTGGCTCAGCGAATGATTCCCAAGATTAAAAAGATTGAGCAGGGTCGTCTGTACAAGAAACGCAAATGAAAAAATTCTTTGAACTAAGAAACGAACTCTATGAATCTGCTTGCCCTGTGGCTACGCAGCATCTGGACACCAACGTTAAAAATCGCCAGCATGCCATTGATGAATATCTGTACGGCCCAGCCAACCCCAACGAGCCCGGTGATCATTGGAATAAAATAGCCAAGGTCTGGAGCATCAGTGTAGAAAATGCCAAGACCATGACCTGTGGCAACTGTGCGGCATTTGATATTTCGGACAAGATGCGCAAGTGCATAGAAGTGGGCATGCAAGGTAAAGAAAAATCGGCCGATGCTCTGGCCACCGCAGAAAAAGCAGACCTGGGTTACTGCAACATCTTACATTTCAAATGTGCTGGTACCAGAACCTGTAAGCTATGGTTGACCGACGGTCCCATAGATAATAAAGACCGAACCATGTAATGTTCAGCATTGCCAGAATCGATTTTATAACCGATCCTGTAATTAACGTAGGCATAGATGATGTTTTTTACAAGGATCCGCAGGCCATGGACTTCTTTGATAAAGATGGCTATGAGCTCACTAGACTCGAACAGACCTATTATGCCTGCCAGGGACTAGAAGTAAGTCGTTATACTGCTGGTCATCCCGGAGTATTTCAGCCCTGGATTGCCGTTGATCATGAATATTTGAGCATAGATCATAGCTGTGCCATGTATCGCTGCAATTTTGAGGGTATGGCCCTGGCACAGATTCAACGACAGACCAAGAAGTATCCCCGCGTAGGTTGGTTATTGACCTGCAAGAAGAAATGGGGGCTGGATTTAAACATAGATTATTGTGATGGCAACATAGCACTAGAAGTTATACATCTAGAATGGGATAGTCCTAGTCTAGAGTACATAGAACAAGAAAGAGTCAAAGCCGAAGAATTAGTTAAGAATACAGATTGGGTGGATGCTGCCAAGCGAGTTTGGTCACTACGAGATGAATGGCAAAACCTCAAAGGCTGGTATGCGCAGGCTCATTGGAAAGCAACCTATTTTGGATTAGAAAGGCCCTGGTATTAAATGAAGACATTCAAAGATCTAAGAACTGTTCAAGAACAAGCATCACCCATGATCAAACCACCTACGAATGAGTTTGGTAAAAAAGAAGATGCCTTTGCCCATGCCAAGCAACATGGTGGTAAGGTGTTTAAAAAGACATTTACCCATCCTACTTCTGGTATGAAGAATGTTAGTTATGTTGTTAGAGAAGATGCCGAACAGATTGATGAGCTAAAAAGAACAACACTTGCCAATTATGTTAGCAAGGCAGCAGGTAGCTATGGTCGTGACAAACAGAACATAGGCAGAGAAAGCCCAGATGGTACCGTGGCCAAGGCTCGACCAGAACTCAAACGCGCAGTAAAGAATCGTCTAACTGGTATCAATCGTGCAGCCGAAAGACTGGCCAAAGAAGAAACCGAAATCGACGAAGCATCCAAGAAACCTAATGCCACTACTCGTCATCTAAGACAATATCCAGTTAGTGATAAGGACGTGGCTAAACCTGTTAAGCAGTCAGAGTATCAACATCATGTCGTATCAAAGTTAGATGGTAATGTTTTGGCCTCTTATAAATCACGGGAAGATGCGCATAAAAATGCTCATGGTAATCCAGTTGTTTCCGGTTCTCTAGAAACCATCGGTGATCGTAAATATGTTAGAGAGCAAAGTGAGTCTAAACCCGTAACATATTACTCATTAGTACATAAAGCAACTAATAAAGTACTAAGCACACATAAAGATTTAGAATCTGCTAAAGACGAACATAGGGGCATGGATCAGGGTGAACGAGCACATTACAGAATTGCCACGACAACAAAAGCGCCTAAGTCTTTTAGTATGAAAGAAGATGCCGAAGGTGTGGCGGAAGACATTTCCTCTACTAAAAAGAAAATATCAAAATACGAAGAACTTGCGTTGGCTGCGAATCGTGCTGGTGATGATGCAAAAAGCAAACAATATCAACAAAAGATTCAAGTACTTAAACAAAAAATGTCTCAAGGTGTGGCAGAAGAAAATATTCTTGAAGGTGCATACGAAAAATCTGAAGAAAATAAACGTTCTGCTGATGCTGCTAAGAAGCAAGGTGATATGTTCGCCCATCACCTACACATGGCTGACCATCACGATAATTTAGCTCAATGGCATGCTGAGAGAGGTCGTCATAGCGTAGCAGATAGTCATGCAGCCAAGGCTGAAGAACATCAAGAAAAGGCTATGGAACATAAAAAGCAAGGTGTGGCGGAAGCTGCATTCAAAGATCCTAGTCCTATGATGAAAGACAGCATCAAGCAAGATAGAATTCGCAGTCTAAAAAATCTTATTGCTGTTGCCAAAGTAAAAGGCGTCCATCATAAAGTCAAAGAATATGAATTAGAATTGAAAAAATTGAAGGAAACGACGGAAGTGACAGAAGCCGGTGCATTTTCCTATGGAGCTAAACCACCACGTAAAGGTTCGGTTGCCTACAATGCTCTCATGAAACGCAAAGAGCAGGATAAAAATCGTGTCAAAGAAATCGAAGCCATTGGTACTAAAAATCATCATGTAGGTGTAGCCAAAGTCACAAAAGCTGTGGCGGAAGGCTATACCGGTCGTGAAACCAAAGACGGAACCTGGCGTGTGTTCAAGGATGGGCAAGCGGTAGCAGTGGCGGGACCATTCAAGAGCAGAGATGAAGCACATGCCTGGATTAAAAAACACAAGCAAGGTGTCTCGGAAGCCAAAGATACTGAGATGTACAAGTACATAGATCAGTCTGGTGGTCATCAAATAAAAGGAAAATCAGGAACCTATGTAGGTTATACGCATTCTGCCACCAAAGGCAAGGGTGCCAACATTCTAAAGCATAACACGACAAAAAAGTATTATGCAGCAGGTGGTTCATCCACAGCATTTACTGCAAAAACTACTCTACACGATACACCCCAAGCAGCAGCCAGGGCATATCACAAAGGTAACCTAGCCGAACAAGACGAAAAAGAAGCACAAGAGTATGATTACGAAGGCGACATGGCTAGATCCGATCTGCGCAGCATTATATTCAATGCACAAGAGGTGCATGACATGCTGGAGCCCAACACCAATTTACCTGAGTGGGTACAGGCCAAGATTACCAAGGCCGAGGACTACATGAGTTCCGTAAGATCCTATATGAAGGCCGAAAATGAAGACCTTTAAAGAACTCAGGGAAGCCACCTACAAGGGCAAGACCGTGCCCTTGAACAAGCCCATGGCTGGTGATATTAAAAAACGCAAGGTCTATGTTGATCCAGATGGTGACGGCAAAGCCAAGAAAGTAGAATTTGGTGATACTACGGGGCTGACCATCAAGACATCGGACCCCAATCGTCGCAGAAATTTCAGAGCGCGTCATAATTGTGACCAGAAGAAGGATAAAACAACAGCAGGATATTGGTCCTGTAAAGCCTGGAGTGCACCTACAGTCAAACAGGGACTGGGCACTAAATGAAAACTCTAGCAGAGCTACGGGAAAAATGGTCCAACAAATACAAACGCAGCATAGATTGCAACGACCCTAAGGGCTTCAGTCAACGTGCGCATTGTCAGGGTAAAAACAAAACCAATGAAGGTGTTAGTACTTCATATAATAAGCCCGATGAGCAAACTGGTGTAATGTCGTACCATGATCTAGAAGCTCATATCGGTAAACCAAAGGCTCTTTTGATTGCTAAGCACGAACAATTTCAAAAACATATGTTTCCGCAAATGAGTTTAGGGGCTCAGGTAGGTTTTAAGTTTGAAAGACGTCATGGTTTTGAACATGTTTATGCTGTTCATGGTCCCAATAAGTACGTTGACAAAGAAAAGCCTGGATACAGAACCATGCTTAGATTTCATTTAAGTGGTAGTGGTAAAAAGGTTACTCAGGTTGATCGTTCTGTTAATCACAACAATGAACGACATCATGAAGGTAGTCTAGTTTGGGATCATCGTGAGACCTGGGAACATCCGGTAAACAAACGTGAGGATAAACAAATAGCTAAGAGAATGGCTGCATCTAAAGCTACTAATGAAAATTTTCAAGACGGACGTAATCCACAGGATCGGGGTGATAGTGCTAGACACGGCATACCCAAGGGAGCTACCATAGCTCTCCTAAAGAAAATTCGTAGCAGTCCCAATTCTAGTCCACGCAAGAAACAGCTTGCGCATTGGCAGATAAATATGCGAAAGGGTCGCACCTAAATTTTAATGACAAACTGAGAAAAGCATGCCTAATCTTAAATTAAGTCAATTGCCTGTAGCCAACAATGCTGTAGCCGGTGATTATGTTTATCTTGTGCAAGGTGGTGTTAGCAAGAAACTAACTGCTTCGAATCTGTTAGTTGGTCTGAACATGAACATCATACCCAGCACCAATGATGTCTATAGCATGGGCAACAGCACCAATAGATTCCGAGCCATCTATGTTGCTTCGGATGGAATCTTCCTGGGCAATACCAACCTCAGAGCCGATGCCAATGGCAGTGTAACTTTTTCCGGCAATCTAGCAGCCAATGCTTTTGTTTCATTGGGATCAGGCGTACCAACTTTGCGCAGCAATAGCAACATCAATCTTAGAGCAAATTCCAATGGCGGTGGTGGAGCGGTTGTCATCACCAACAGTCCTCTGAGATTTACTGGTTTCACCACAACACAAAGAAATTCGTTGATTGGCGTAGCCAATGGTGATGTAATCTATAACACTACCACTAATAAACTTCAGGCCTATGTCAATAATAGCTGGACGGATTTACACTAATGCCTGATAATTTAACCATTGATGCCTCATCAGCATCCGGAGCCGATACTACCTATCTGGTAAAAGTCGATCCTGGATTGACCAGCAATCAGATCAGTATTGCCAATCTTCTGAACAGCACGAGTGGTAATGTCGGATTTACTACTAGCAATATCCATACTTTGGGTAATACAAATCGTAAATTTCGCGGCATTTATCTGTCTCAGGAAATCAACGCCAACTCTCTGGTGATTAATGAGACTGCTGGAACCATCAACTTCAAGTCCAATGTATCAGCCAATGGTTTTGAAATTGTTAACAGCACAGCGGAACCTGCCCTAAAAAGCTTGTTTGATTTGCGCATATATGCCAATGCCAACAGCAGAGGTGGCGCGGTTGTGGTTACCAATAGCCCTCTGAGGCTTGCAAGTTTTACTACGACCGATCGCGACAATCACATTATTTCACCAGCCAACGGTGATGTAATTTTAAACATAACCACCAATAAAATACAGGTGTTTGCTGATAAAGTTTGGACGGATTTACACTAATGAGCACAGCCAACGTAATCTATAATTTCCAAGGACACGAAGATCTTTTCAGATCAGATCTCTTTGCCCAGATTAATAATCTACCCCCTAATCTGTCTTCTGGTCACTTGTATAATCCTACGTCAGCAGATTTGGTGGATGGCAAACGTGAATATATTGTTATTGCGCACGATGGATGCCTAGAATCTCTTGAACAGGATCTAGAACTTGATACTACAGCCAACAACGAAGTTGATGGCAACATTGTACCTGATAGGCCTGTAGAAGTTGCTAATCGCAGAATCACATCAGATATTCAAACACATTACTGGCTAACCGATCAAGAAGCTGCAAATCTTCAGTCTGATCCTAGAGTCCGATTTATTCATCCCACCATTGAACATGATACTGGTCTAGCTCTAACCCAGTTTGGTTTGGACTATCAGCCGTATTATTCATTTCAAAGCAGATACAATGTAATTCGCCAATCGATAAACTTTCCTGGCGGAGCTCGTAATTGGGCCCTGCACCTATGCGGTAATGGCAATGTTGATTATGGTTCTGGTCTTACTAGTCCGTCTGATGATCGCACCTATCGTTACATATTGGATGGCGATGGTGTGGATGTGGTCATATCTGACGGTGGTCTTGATCCAGCGCACATGGAATGGTTGGATCCAACAGGTAGGGTTAGTAGATTCCAACGAGTTAACTGGTATACCCTTGCTGGCATCAGTGGAGCACAGGCTACAGCCCTACAGGCCAACATCAACAACGGTACATTTTACCAATCCGATGATGGTGGCCATGGCATGCACGTTGCCAGCATAACTGCAGGCAGAGTGTTTGGTTGGGCCAAACGGGCCAACATCTACAACATGAAATTTTTTGGCTTTGGCGCCATTGGTGTTGATGAAGGCCTAGATCTCATAAGACTCTGGCACAAAAATAAACCCATAGATCCCAAAACCGGACAAAAAAGACCCACCATAGTCAATGGAAGTTGGGGGGTATCTAGATTTGTTGCCATACCTAAGCAAAAGGGGTTTGAACATCCAAGTTTTTTCCCGGGTTCCGGTAATAAAGTTTACAGTGGTGTTGCCGCAGCCAACATTACCTACAGAGGTACTAATATTGGTACAGTCAATGTATTCGATGATGTTGCCAATACTGGCCTTAACGGAACCACAAGATTAGATAATTTTGATGCGGGCTCAAATTCTTCGGGAGTTCCTATAACAATTAGATTTTTTGGCTTCAATGGACAAGTTGGCTCTTGGGATACTTCAGCTGAATCAATGATCAAAGAGGGCGTAATCTTTGTACACGCCGCAGGTAACGATCATCATAAACTAGATGTTCCAGGTGGTCCTGACTATAACAATCAAATTTCAGTTTGGTATACCCCAATATCTTTTCTTCCCCCAATTTTTCAACAATCTTATTATTATCATAGACCAAGTAGCCCTGACCTTGGTAACGTCATACACGTGGGCAGTGTTAACAGCATATGTTCCCAAAAACCCAATATTTTAGAAAGCTCACCATTCAGTGCCTGGGGACCAGGAGTAACTGTCTGGGCGCCTGGCTCGGCAATTGTAGCTGCTTATTCTGCCAAGTACGGTAATCTGCCGGCTAATGATGATTTTGTCTATAAAAATCCCACGACCGGAGCATCAGTCGCTGGCAACGCAATGGTAGCCTTGTCTGGTACCAGCATGGCTGCTCCACAGGTAACTGGGTTTTTGGCCCTATATCTGCAAGCCAACCCCGCAGCCAACCAGTTGGCCTGTTTGCAATGGTTACAAAATGTAGGCAGCAACAGCAACTTACTGTATACAGGCAATGTTGATGATTATGCCAATGCCTACATAGTTGGTAATTCTGGTAAATTCATGTATACACCTTGGAAAACAGGCGTTGCTACGCAGTCTACGCAAGACAACATAGAGGGTAGTTTGGTTCTAGAGAATTTAACCATCAACACCATCTGACCAAAAAATAAATACGGATAAATAAACGTATAACTAATTTCTGACGAGGAAATAACATGTCCAATTTTGTTGCAAAAACCAGAGCCCTCATGGAGCAGATGTCTGAGGCTCAGGACAAGCCTGTAGACAAAGCGCATTTTTGTGCTACGCACGTCGAACATCTGCTTTTTGGTCCAGGGACCTGCATTAGCGAAGCTCATGCCGAGCCCGATGACAATGGACATGTCGCCTGGTACACTGTTCAGTTTACCGATGGTGTGCGTAAAATTGACACCAAGGATCTAAAGGTTACCGAAGGCAAGAGCCACATGCACAAGAAGCCCATGAAGGAAGCAGAGGTTGCCGAAGCCAACATTAAACATCCCAATCAGCAGAAGCTCGATGTACATGAGCCCGAAAAGGATGAGCTAACAGCCAAGGACTTCGAAATGTTCCGCAAGGGCAAGAAAGTCGAAAAGACTGTTGACACAGAAAAAGAAGAACAGAAGATGACCAACGAAGCTCAGACAAGTGCTGCTGCTAGATACACCAAAGCTAAAATGAGTCATCAGGCATCAACCACCATGAAACACATAGCCAATCCGACAGCAGGCGAAACTAAAGCTGCCAAGGACATCAAGCCTGGCATAGCTGGTTATCGTGACCGTATTGCTATGCTTAAAAGTGCCCAAGCAAGAGGTGCTTTGAAAGCAGAAGAAGTCGAAACGGAAAATTTCGAATTGATTGATATTACTACAACCTATGAAATGACTGAACATGTTGCTATACCTAAAAATCCATCCTTTGAGAATTATTTGGATGCTGTAAGTTTTCTAATTAACAATGACAGCGAAGAAATTCAGAAAGAAATAATTTCATTGGCTCAAGAAGCATTTGCCAACAAAGAAATTGATGTCCTTATCAAAGCCGAATTGCAGGCCATGAACGAAGCAGGCGCCATCAAGATGCCAACAGCAACAGGCATGCGCGTCATGGGCACACGTTACGGAAATAGTGCTGAGGCTGAACGTAATAGTACCAAGAAGTTCATAGACACAATGAAAGGCCCTAGCTCTGCGGCTATGGCTAAATTGGAAAAACCAGCCAAAGCCAAGAAATAATCAAGGGGAAACCAAAATGTCTCTATGGGGAATTTACGACGATAAGACCAGTGCCGGTACAGTCAATGTATGGGCCAACGGTCAGGTAGTAGGATCTAGCACATTCTTTGCTGATCCTACAGTTGCCAAGGTAGGCGACTACATTACCATTGATGCAACAGGTCAGAATCTGTTGATCACTGAGATTACCAGCAACACCATTGCCACGGTGATAGCCGGTACAGCCGGTGAAAGTGTAGTTAATGTTAATGCTGGTGCTGCTTTTGCTCTCAGCGAAAAACCCAAGTATGTTAGCTATTATAGCATAGGCAGTACTGTGGGTCAGGGAGCTGCCAATGTATATGGTGTTAGCAACGTCGAAATAGCAGCCAACAGCCACAATGCTGGCATTCAGCATGCTGGTTGGGTAAAAAGACTGGAAAGCGCAGGTCCTGGCGGTGTAGGTACACGTGTCCGCTACGAAACACTGGTGGCTACTCGTCGTATCAATGGCGATGCTCTTGACGACAGCATTCTTCTTGACTTCTATGCTGCCATTACCACACAGCCTAGTGCTACAACAGCCAACCTCATTGCCAATGCCAATCTACAGCCAACCTTTACGGTGGTCAACAGTGTAGCTCCAGCGACTGGCAACATTGGTTATTACTGGCAGATTAGTACCGATAATGGTGCTAACTGGGCAAACATCAGCAATGCTACAGCATATGCTGGTTTCTCAAGCAGCGGTCTTGGCAACACATCGTCAACACTCACTGTATTACAACCGCTGGGCAAAGACACTTATGAATATCGTGTCAAGATCTTTGCGGGCGATGGTTATGCATCAACTGGATTCAATGAAATAACCAGTACCAATGTCATTCTGACCATCATCCAGTAATTGATGTTTAAATTTTCTACGCTAGGAGTATATAATGGCCGATAGTAAGGTAAGTCAGCTAGCACCGGCTACACAGGCCGCAGCAGCTGACCTCATGTATTTGGTACAATCCAATACCAGTAAACGACTTACCGTTGGTAATTTGTTTAGCAATGTTGCTGTGGACCTAGTGCCAACTGTGAACAATGCCAACAACATAGGTTCGGCTTCGTTCCGTTGGCGCCAGGTTTTTGCAGCCAATCTCAACATATCTACATCGGCCAGCATAGCCAATGCCAATCTTACAGGATTTGCCACTACCATTAGCAGCAATGTATTGCCTGCTGCTACTGGTGTATGGAGTTTGGGCAACACTGATTATAGATTTAGATCCATCTGGTTAACGGGCAGCAGTTCCATCTACCTGGGCAGCAATACAGCCATTAGGTCTGATGATGAAGGTAATGTAACCATCAGCATGGGACAGAATACCCTGTTTGCCAATGCCGATGGTTCAGTGAAGGTGGGTACATTCAGCATCAAACCTACCAATACAGCCAACGGTAGTCCAGTGCGTCCGTTGGTGTTTACCAATGCCGAACTAGACATTTCCAATTTGCCCAACATAGCCAACGTTGACTTTGGTCGAGGGCCCAGCACCGTAGGAATGGGTCCGCTGGTAGGTGACCTAGCCTTCAATTTGACCACCAGTAAGCTCATGATCTATCTAGGAAACGTACTTGGTTTTGCCAATGTAGCATAATGAATGTCATAGAATTGAATGATGAAACCTTTATCATGTATGCCATTAAAAATTATGATAACCCAAACTGTACAGGACTCACAGAATTTCATGATGACGTACAGAGATTTAAATATCTAAAAAGATTGTTTCGCAAGGCCAATCGCGGTGAGCTCAAAGAAAGACTCATACTAAATCATCTGGTTGTCCTTTATAATTTGTTTGGTGCAGAAGCTGCGACACGCATGCTGTTCTACAAGATAGACAACATTGATTGGCCGCAGCTTAAAACCTTCTTGGTGTTTTTGAACTTCATGCCTGAAAATTTAGTTTTGGCTGATGGGTCAAACATGCCCAGTGCAGACATAGCTCTTGTACCTGCACTCATAGATGTGCTAAGGAAAATTTAATGGGACGTTTTGTAGACAACATCATAGCTTTTAGAATACTGCGTCTGCTTACCACGCCCTTTGAAGAAACCGATGCATTCAAGCAGGGCATCATAGATGCTAAAGGGCGTGAACTTAAACGCATGCGTGATCTGCATACCGATGCCGAGCTCGAAGCCTATACCCTATTGCATAGACTGGTGTTTAGACTCAAAAAAATCATTGAAAAAGTACCCATTGACAATAAAAAGATCGTTAGTTATGCTGCAGCCATAGCGTTAATTCGCGAACATCTGGACAACAATGTCGAGCCTGCTGATCTAGAAGCCAGATTTGTTGTCAAAATGCGTTCCGAACTTACCGAAGAAATAAACTGGGTAAACGACAATCTAAATAAAGGTAGCTTGTTTACCTTCAAACAGTTCCGAGAAGATGCACCAGCTAACAATTCCATGGCTACTGGTGGCATAGCAAGACCCGAAGGCAAACCCTTGTTTGGTAAAATGACTCGCAGGAGCAATGTAAATGTTAAAGTGGTTTAAGACGTTATTTTTTGGACCCGAACCACGCCCGGTTACGGAGCCCGTCACACCCATGCCCCCGCCAGTGCCTGCACCTGTCATAGAGGAGCCCATGGTTACTGCTGCACCCGCAGAAACCAAAGCTCAACCCAAACCTGCAACACGGACCAAAACCACAGCAGTCAAGGCCAAGGCCAAACCGCAGCCTAAAAAGACTGAAACAAAACACTCTACCACTCGTGGCCGACCCAAGAAAAATGGATGAAGCCTCTAGGATAGCCAAATTGGAAGCTCAAGTAGACGCCATCAAAGAAGACGTAAGTGAGCTTAAATCCGATGTACGTGACCTCCATTCCCGTATTACTACGGGCAATAGAGAAATCATGGAAAAGATTGACTCAAAATTCGATACCTTGACCAGCTCTGAAAAATCTGCTCATGTAGAAATGATGCAGAGCGTTGACACTCTAAGTGAACGAGTCAACGTCCTGGAGCGCTGGCGCTGGATGATTGTTGGTGCTTCCATAGTAGCTGGCTATGTAGTTGGTCAAATAGACATCAAAGCATTATTAAATCTGCACTAGGCATTGACCCCTAGCCTCTAAGACTCTATAATTAGAGTCTGGAGGATCATAATGTCGTTATACGTTGATATCAAATACCTAAGACTCATCAGCCACAGACTTGATAAATTCAAACAAAAGTCTGAGGACAAATTCAACTGCCGTTGTCCTATCTGCGGCGACAGTCAGGTCAAAACCAACAAGGCTCGTGGATACTTCTACCCCAGCCCCAACAGAAACGATCTCCAGTACAAGTGCCACAACTGCGGCGTAAGCATGATGTTCGGTACCTTTCTCAAGCAACTGGACAGCAATCAATACGGCGACTATGTTGTAGAAAATTTTGGCGAACGACCCAAACGCAGCAATGCAACGGTCAAGTTGGAATACAGTCGGCCCATGCCCGAAGTTCAAACCACAACCAAAAGAAATCTTCTGGATGAACTGCTGCCCAGACTCAGCGCCCTGCCCACAGACAACGAAGCCGTAGTGTTCTGCAAAAGCCGCCACATACCCGAACATTGTTTTGACTACTTGTACTTTGTAGACGATGTGCGCAAGATAGAACAGCTGAGCGACAAGTATACCAATAAATTACAGACCTCAGAGCCCAGATTGGTGCTGCCTTTCTACGATCATCGACTTCAACTAAGCGGCATAACCTGCAGAGCACTCAGAGGCGAAGCTCTCCGATATCTAACCATCAAGATCAAAGACAATGTTCCCTTGATCTTTGGCCTGGATCGCGTAAATGTCCGTAAACCCATTTTGGTGGTCGAAGGTCCCATAGACAGCCTGTTCTTGGACAACTGCATAGCCGTTGGCGGAACAGCCTTTGGCAAGATTCATGAACTTGGTCTGCCCGATGTCACGGTTATCTTTGACAACCAGCCACGCAACCGTGAACTCACCAAGCTCATGTCAGCCATCATAGATAGCAATACCAAAGTGGTTGTGTGGCCACAAAAATACGAAGCCCACAAAGACATCAACGACATGGTGCTGGCCGGCATTGATGTACGTGCCATTGTCAGGCATCATACCTATCAGGGGCTCGAAGCTCGTTTAAAATTTACAGCGTGGAAAAGATGCTAGACGAAAAACAACGTGAAACACTACTAATCATGCAAGAAGAATGTGCAGAAGTTATTCAGGCAGTCAGTAAGATTTTTAGATTTGGTCCTGAAAATTTCAAGCCCGGTAAACCTCTGACCAATACAGAACATCTGGAAACTGAGCTAGGTGATCTTTTATGCATGATAGAAATTTTATATGATCAGGGCATGATCAAAGCCGAAGCCATAGAACAGGCCATGCAGAACAAACGCGAAAAACTTAAAATTTACAGCAGGATTTATCATGAAAGTTAAACTAATCAGCTATTCACAGGCATCCAAGGAGATGCTAGAAACCTATGATAAGCACATTATACCCGATGTACAGGACCTCATTGCCTATTGCGCCCGAGTCTCGAACCCAAACAACCAATCCAACACAGAAACCACGGACCGATTACTCAGATACCTCATCCGGAACCAGCACTGGTCACCCTTCGAAATGGTCAGCGCCTGTCTCGAAGTTACCACCACACGAGACATTGCCCGACAAATGCTCCGACATCGAAGCTTTACCTTCCAGGAGTTCAGCCAGCGATACGCTGACCCTACTAAGGACCTCGATTTTGTTCTTAGAGAAGCAAGGCTACAGGACACCAGCAACCGACAGAATTCCATCAAACTGGATCTCACAGACCCAGAAAGTCGAGAGCTGAACAATCTCTGGATAGAAAAACAGCAAAAGGTTCTTCGAGTAGTCCGTGCTGCGTATGAATGGGCTACGTTCAACGGCATTGCCAAAGAGCAGGCCCGTGCAGTTTTGCCAGAGGGCTTGACAGTTAGCAGGTTATATATACATGGCACCATTAGAAGCTGGATTCATTATTGTGAACTACGTAGCGCTCATGGTACGCAGCTCGAACATCAGGAAATCGCTCGGGCCTGTGCAGACGTTATATCTAAAGTATTTCCTTTGATGAATCATATCAGGAGTGATGATGAACACAAGGCTTGATGTGGCTACGTTTATGCGAGCCGGTCAACAGAATGTTGACACCATGAATGCTGGATTTTATCCGGGACGTTTGACTCAGGCCGATCTGTACATGGATCTAGTCACTGAGGAATTCAATGAATTAACTCAAGCAGTCATTAAAAAAGACATTGTCGAGACTGCCGATGCCTGTGCAGATCTAATCTGGGTAGTTGAAGGACTCATGTACAGCCTGGGCATAGATCCGCAGACAGTATGGGACGAAGTAGCCCGTTCCAATCACAGCAAAACCGTCGATGGCATGCTCATCAAGCGTGAAGATGGTAAGGTACTAAAGCCTGCATCATATTCACCACCCAACATACAAAGAGTACTGGGACTATAATACATGTGGCAAATCACCTATATGCTAGGGTTCTTACCCGAATGGTTATGGACAGCTTTGTTCTTTGTTGGTGTTGCTCTGCTGATTGCAGCGCAATTTCTCCGAGCATTGCCCAGCATAGCTGCATATAGATATCCCATTGTTATGGTTGGTGGCTTCAGCCTCATGCTAAGCATCTGGCAATTGGGCGCAGCCAGCAATGAAGCCAAGTGGCAGGAACGCATCAAAGAAGTCCAAGCACAGCTAGATGCAGCCAAAGCAGAAAGTGCTGCCATCAACGATAAACTCAAGGCCGAACAAGCCGAAAAAGCCAAAATTGCCGAACAGAAAAGCCGAACCGTAGTACAGTATGTTGACAAATTCCGTGATCGTGAAGTACTCAAGACTGTCGAAGGTCCTGAGCGTGTCAAGATTGAAAAAGTCATAGAGTACGTTGAGAAATGCCCAGTCCCCAAGGAGCTACTAGATGCACACAATGCAGCTGCCAAACGTGAGGGCATGAAATGAGAGCCATGATCATACTATTTTGCCTGTTATTTTCGGGTTGTAGCCTGTTCCAGAAGCAGCCTGTTCCCATGGTACCAGATTTTCCACAGCCCTACAGCACCGAAAAGTGCAAGCAGCTCATGACCATCGAAGGCGATCAGGTACCCATGACCGATGTGCTTAAAGTAATCGTGGAAAACTACAAACTATATTATTATTGTTCAGACATGGTAGATGGCTGGAATGATTGGTACAAACAACAGCGCGATGTCTACGAAAAGCTCGGTAAGGATAAGAAATGAAAAAGCTCGTAATAGTATTCACAGCACTTATGCTTTCGGCCTGCGTTGTCAACAAAGAGCAGATGTATTATGATACGGCCAAGAGCATCAGCAAGGACAACACCATGGCTCAGACAGCTTGCTGGAGTGCCATCAGTGAAATAGCCAAAAGTGGCGATAGCGGTGCCAAGGTAGGAGCAGTTGCCCTGGCAGATAAATGTAAGAACGAACCCATTAAGATTGAAGCGCCCAAGCGTAACTGGCTGGGCTTGTGATCTAGAAAAACAACAACGGAGCAGTATATGACCCCAGCTACGGTACATGGGATCAGGATGGATCTTTCTCGCGACGATCTGTTCGATGATCTGGGACGCATGCGTCTCAAAGAAAGCTACATGCGTGAAGAAGAAAACAGTCCACAGGAAAGATTTGCATATGTCTCAGCAGCGTTTGGAAGTAATCCAGAGCACAGTCAGCGTCTTTATGATTATAGCTCTAAGCATTGGCTTAGCTATAGCACTCCCATACTATCATTTGGACGTTCAAAGCGTGGTCTCCCTATCAGTTGCTTTTTACCTTATCTGGATGATAGTGCTGAAGGTCTGGTCGATACTCTATCAGAGGTCAACTGGCTCAGCATGCTCGGCGGAGGCATAGGCATTGGCATCGGTATTCGTAGTGCTGATGATAAGTCTGTTGGCGTTATGCCTCATCTACGCACATATGATGCTAGCTCGCTTGCCTACAGACAGGGCCGAACACGTCGTGGCTCATATGCTGCTTATCTGGACATATCTCACCCTGATATTCATATGTTCCTGGACATGAGAAAGCCTACGGGTGATCCCAACATGCGAGCGCTTAATCTGCATCATGGCATCAACATCACCGACGATTTCATGCACATCGTTGAACGATGCATGATGGATCCAACGGCCGATGACAGCTGGCATCTGCGTGATCCCAACAATGGCGAAATACGAGAAACCGTAAGTGCTCGTCAGCTCTGGCAAACCATTCTAGAACTCAGAATGCACACCGGTGAACCCTATCTGCATTTCATTGATACCAGCAATCGACACATGCCAGAGTTTCAAAAGAAACTAGGACTGAGCATCAAACAAAGCAATCTATGCAGCGAAATCATCCTGCCAACAGACAAGGATCGCACGGCTGTATGCTGTCTGAGTTCAGTAAACCTAGAGTACTATGATGAGTGGAAAAACAATAAACAGTTCCTCCGTGATGTTGCTGAGATGCTTGATAATGTTTTACAATATTTCATTGATCACGCACCTAGTTCCATTTCCCGAGCCGTTTACTCTGCTAGCCGTGAACGTTCTATTGGCATTGGAGCCCTAGGATTTCATGCTTACCTCCAAAAAGTACAAGTCCCGTTCGAATCAGCCTTGGCTGTAAGTAAAAACAAACAGATGTTCAAACATATTCGTGAAGGATTAGATCATGCAAATATCGAACTGGGAAAAGAAAGAGGCGAGGCTCCTGATGCTGTTGGTACAGGTAAGCGTTTTAGCCACATGCTTGCCATTGCTCCTAATGCTTCAAGTTCCATTATTATGGGCAACACTAGTCCCTCCATTGAACCTTATCGTGCTAATGCTTATAGACAAGACACTCTTTCAGGTGCTTTTCTGAATAAGAATAAGTGGTTAGATTATATTATAAAGGAAAAATGTCATGCCGATGCTAAGTTGGACTACAACGAAATCTGGTCAAGTATCATCGCCAACGATGGAAGTGTTCAACATCTGGAGTTCCTTGACGACTGGACCAAAGATGTTTTCAAGACTTCCATGGAAATTGACCAAAGATGGGTCATACAACATGCCGCTGATCGCCAGACCCATATTGATCAAGCGCAAAGTGTCAATCTCTTTTTCAGACCCGACTCAAACATCAAATACATACATGCAGTACATTTCATGGCATGGAAGCAAGGACTCAAAACGCTTTACTACTGCCGCTCAGAGAAGATTGGCAAAGCTGATAAAGTCTCTAAGCGCATCGAAAGACAGGTAATTCAAGAGATAGATATGAAGGCTCTGGCCGAAGGGACTGACTGCCTAGCATGTGAGGGATAAATCATGAGTAAGATTGTTCTTTTAAAAGATGTCTATGAACTCAAAGAACAAAAAGAAAGAGAGCTGGCTTTTTACAAGGAAAAGCTAGCCGAGCTGCAGGAGAAAATGTATTGGGTTGAGCGCGAACTGCGTTTAACCAAGGATATTATTAAGATGATCCAAGAAGAAAAACTAACCAACATAGAGGCGCGGGATGAAACTACTTAAGTTTTACGGCGAGTGGTGCGGGCCCTGCAAGACGCAGAACAGCATCATAAAGAATTTAGGTTCTAGAGTAACCATACCCATCGAAGAAATAGACATAGACGAAAAATTTGATCTGGTAAAAAGCTACAAAGTAACCTCAGTACCCACCATGATCATCATCGATGAGAATGGCGAAGTAAAAAGACATACCGGTGTATTAAAAGAACAACAATTCCTAGAGTTCATCCAAAATGCCTCCTAGATAGTATTGTTTGCATATCGAAGTCATGCTTGAGCCAAGGATCATAATATTATATATACTATGTAACCTGGAGGAAACATGGCCAAGCCCTATATG